GGCTTGACCTGGTAATTGGGTTCCTAATCCTGTAGAGCCTGGTGCTGCTACAGGTGTTTTGTCTACTGTTTGAATAACTTCTGCCATACTTACATACAAATATTATTAGTAAAAAAATTATTTTGCCATTTCCGCATCGCTGAAAATTGACGGTCTGCGTTTTGGTTTCTCTGGTATTCCGTTTTGACCTCCCATAGCTGCCATTCCGTCTCCTGTTTTGCGGAGCTTTTCTGTTATCTTTGCATTCTTGCCTCTTACTTCGGCTTCGTGGCTTGCTTCGGCTATGTCGGTGTCGTGGTTGAGTGCCTTTAGTGCCATATCCATTGTACCTCGTGTAATCTTACCGTTGATACCGTCTGTGATAATCGTCATAATAAACTCTGAAACGTTGTCGAGTTCTTCATCGGTTAGGTTGTTATCCTCCTGAAATTTAGATAACTCTTCTAAAGATACCTCTAAATTCTTGCTGTATTCATCTTCCAACTCTTTGGACTTGCTAACATTATCGAGGTATTCTTTGTGTGCCTCCTCTAATGCTTCTTGCTTATCGGGGTCATCTAATGCTTCTCTTACGTCATCGCCAAACATACGAATAAGTTCTACTGCAGGGTCTGCGCCTTTACGCCAACTATTAAGGTAGCCTGCACTTCGGGGGTCGGCAGCAAACATACCCGCTAATTCGTCTTCGTGTTTCTTATATTCTGCGATTTCATTCTCTGCGTTGTCGTAATCTTCTCCAAGTCTGCCGTACAAAACTTCTTCGTCATCGAAATTATCATCGGGATATTTGGTTTTCAAACGCTCCATAAAAAGTTCGCGCTTGTTTTTTTGGGGGGTATTTTTTTGTTCTTCTGCCATTGTAAAACAATATTTTGTAGTTGATAGCGCAAAAATAGACACATTATTAATAGTTATACTTTTAAGTATTAACACAAAACACTATCTTTGTAGTTGGGAACAAGTGCCAATATAACAGATAGTTATTTATATTGGTGTTTATGAAAAACTTTGGGAGTGTATTTGAATACGAACAAGAACGCAATAATAATCTATTACGGCTTTATCATCAGCTTATATCAGAAGTAAAGTTTATTTGTTCGGAGGAGATTTATCGAAAAATGTCAAATAGTCCGTCTGACCGCTTTTGGGTAAGTGAAGAACGTGCGTTAATAGTTGTTTTACAGATTATGAAAGGTGATACCTTACTTGGTATGGGAAAGAACAAGCGTGATATGTTCTTTGAGATATACAGGCGAGCAACTATAATGAAACAGAAATATCCAACACTTAGTCTTACAAAGATAATGTTTAAAGTAGTTAGGCAACCTGCACCAAAATTCTACCTTACGGAGGGTTCTATTAAGGTTATCATCAGTAAGATTAAATCAAAATGGTACGAA